AAACCAAAAACACAAGAACAATCGCAAGAATGTGCTCCAGCTCCAAAAGGAGTATCCGTAAATCAGTTTGGTTTGAGAGCAGACAAACCTCTTACCAAAACTCAGTTTAGAGACCAACAAAGTGCTCTTGCTGAGGCTGATGCGAGAGGTCTTACTGGAACTGAGAGAGCAGAGTTCATTCAGAAAGCAGTTGCTGATGGTATTAGCGCACGATGCGCCGCAGCAAGTTCTCCAACTTCACCATCTCAACCTGGTGCAACAAGAGAAAATGCTGATGCTGTTCACGAGCAATCTAAAGCAGATGTTGTAAGGAATGATTACTACAGTCAGAAGACTGTTATGATGTCCCCCTGCGATAAAGTTCAGTCAGCACTTAAAGGAATTCAAATCGAACTTGACAATCTTACAAAGAAAATTGATAAGGTTTTGAATGCTGCTAACTCTTATGTTGATGCAGTTTCTAATGTGATTGGTAGTCCAGCAACATCTATAGACAAACTAATAGCAGACTTTGCTTGTATTATTGCAAAGTATATGAAGATAGTCTTTGATAAAATTATGGAATATATTACTAAGAAAGTAAACTGCGCTTTGTCACCAACGGTGGAAATGGTTCCACCCAATATGAGATTTAAGTATGCTGATGTTAAGGAAAAAATTTCCGAAATATTAAAGTGTCTATATGCTAAGATAACAAATAATCTTTGTGCTCTAATTCAGGGATTTTTAAACAAGCAAATAAAGAGACAATTGCCACCGGAGTCTCCTAGAGTTCCTATAACTCCAATATGTTCTGTGGAAGAACTAACTGGTAATGTTATTGCGTTAAATATGAATGATATGACTACTGGTGTTAATGGTATACTGAATAATGTAAATAACTTTTTGAAAGATGTTCAGGGAATGTTAGGAACGGTTTCCTCAATAAATGATATGATTGGCGGTGTTAATGGAAGTATTACTTCTGCCTTAAGTTTTGAAAATCTTAAACTGAATGTATTAGGATGTGACTTAAAACCAAACTGTGCAGCATCAGATTATTATACTCTTCAGACTGGAAGTTCGGCTGCTGAAGATGCACAACTACCAAGAGTTTCTCAAGTTGATAAGGTTGCTCAAAATCCAACTAATACTACCCCTCCAGTTGCAGATAAACCATTTGCACAACCGAGTCAGAACGAGACTGATTACGTTCCATCGAAATAAATACTCTCAAGTAAGAAGTAGATATGTCATTTAACTTATTCGCACAACCAACACAAGATGATATTAGAGTAGGATACATCGATCCTGTTTTTGGATACGTTGAGGGTGTAACTATCTGCGAAGCAAATGAGTATGCTAAAAATAATCCAGGAACAACTTTCCTTTTTAGAGATGGAAATAATACAATTCGTTATCTTAATATTAACGAAGTAAATGGTCTAAATCCAAATGATTTAGTTACAACTCAGGATGATTGTGGTGGTATTCAGCAGTATAAAGAGTGTGGACCTCCACGAATTCAATTCTTTGGTGGTGGTGGAGTTGGTGCTGCAGGTAATCCAGTCATAGGTAGAGATGGATCTCTTCTTGCTGTTGATGTTGTTCGTGGTGGTCACGGATATGAGTATGCACCTATCGTAGCTGCAAAAGATGATTGTCAGTTTGGAAATGGTGCTGTTCTTACTGCTATTCTTGGCGAAACTCCAGACCAAACTGAAGTATTTGATGGTGAAGAAGACTTTGAGGATTATGAAATTTGTGAGGATACTTCCGTAGGATTTGGTCTCAACTATGGTCCTAATGGAGAGCAGTTAGGAGCGTGGGAACCAGGAACATATACAAAGATTGGTGAAGACCCAATCAAAAGAGAGATTGAACTCTTCCAAAAAGCAATCAAAAAACCATTTTGGACAACTAGAAGATTTCAACCAGATCGTATCATAGTTGGAGATAACACTATATCTCCTGCTTATGATGCAAACTTCCCTCTATGGGGGGAGTTTATGAATAAGTATGCTATCTCTCCAGTTAAACCATCTGAGGTTACTGGTAGCGATAATGCCGGTAAACTTTTCAGAATGGAGTGGGAGCAAAACTTCCCCGTAAGTGGTGAGTATATTTTCAGAGGAGTTTGTGACAATACTGCTCAAGTTTATATTGATGGTGGTTTGGTTGGAAGTTTGAAAGGTTTTGACCAAAATCCAACTCCTCTACAAAAATCCATCCAAGAAGGTAATCATATTATTAGAGTTGACTTGGTTAACCAACCTGTCCTTGAAAATGAAACCGCATTAGAAACACAAGAAGCAGGAAGTTTATTTGTTAAAGAGGGTAGTTCATATTATATGCTTGCTGGTGGTAATGACCAGGTAAATATTAATTTTGTTTTTGATTGGGGTTCTGCCTCGGCATCTTCGGTTACCAAAGTAACTTTACCTACTGAAAAAGGTCCACTAGTTTTTTCTAGACCATCAAGCAGTTCTAATGGTTCTGTGAAAGCAACGGGAAGTTTTAAAGCAAACAAGAAGTACGGTCCAATAACAATTGAAGGTAGACCTCCTGCATCTAAAGATCCGCAGATTGTGGATACTGGTCCTGCTCCAGATCAGAAACAACAGAGAATCAACTTTTTTGGAGCAGGTGGTGGAATTGATGTTAAGTTGACTGCAGCTAGTGCTGAACAATTATCAGGCGCAAGAACTGTTGAAACTGGAAGAAAGATTATATCAGCAAAGTCTTGGGGAGAAAATCCTATTGGCGTTTCTATGATTATAGATGCCCCAACTCCTCCAGTACCTCAGGAGCAGCCACCAGTTCAAACTGGAAGGTGTCCACCCAATCCAATTTGGTCTACCAGATTTCCTGGTTCAAGTGAGAAGTGGTATCCTGTAAGAAATAAGAGATGGGCTAAGTTCTTTAATCGTTATGCAATATCTCCTGTCTTACCTTTAAATACTCCTGGTAGTGATGGTAGTGGGATAACTCATAGAAATTCTTGGGATATTGAAATTCCATATAGGGGATTTTATCAATTTCAAGTTCAAAGAGATAACACTGCTAGAATTTATGTTGATGGATCACTTGCTTTTGATGTGACTACCTCAGGAGATTCTAGATGGATACAGGGAGGTCTTGTTAATAAAGTCAAAGCTCAAAAAGTATTTTTAGAGAGAGGTAGACATACAATATCTGTTGAACTTGAAAATACACCACAAGATACTCCTACTGTTATTGATAAGAAAATCTTTAGTACTCAAGATTGGAGAAGTCCTTTATCTCCACCAGTTGAAGCACAACAACCAGCTGATGAGGGTGAATGGGTTTTGGTCGATGATGTTTTTGTTCCACCAACATATCAGTCATTAGGTGGTGGTGGAATTTTTGGTCCAGTTGGAGACGTTGTTGGACCAAATGCATCATTCCACAAATATAATGAAGGAACTTGGTATAAAGGAAAGAGAATAAGAACTGGTGGTGATTGGAATGATACTAATGTAAATTCAAATTACATTCAGTTTGATGAGAATACTAGATTGACTTTGGGTTCTTATCATCCTGGAAGTGGTCAGAGATTTGGTATTTCTGTTTGGCAGAAAAAGAAAAATGAACAACCACCACAACAGCTTCAACCACAAACAACATCAATAACAAAAAATGGTGTTACTTATGAAGGTCCTGAACTGTTTGCTTACCAGGAAAAAAACTGGAGCAGATATATGAATGATTTTGCTGTTTCTCCTAAAGTCTTTAACTCTATTGGAGAACCAGATGAGAGAGTAGTTGGAACTCATACTTTAACTTGGAAGAATGTAAATTTTGCAGAAGGTGGTACATATAAATTTAATTTGCAGGCAGATAATATAGCAGTATTGAAAATTGGCGATAGAGAAATCTATAAAACATCTGACTTTAAGGGGCAAAAACTTCAGTTTACTTTTAATGTAACTCCTGGAAAACACGATGTTAGTATCGTGTTGGAAAATGTAAGATCTGGTGCAGGTGAAAGCGATATTATTTTCACACAAAACCCAACAGGTGCTGCTTTATTCATTAGTAAAGATGTTATTTTGAGAGATAGTAAGAAAACATCATGGACACAAAATCCCATGGGAATATCTGCTATCTTGATTCCACCACCTTGTGCTAAAAAAATAGGTGGTAGGGGAGTTGTTGATAGAGTTATTGTTAATGACCCTGGAAATGGATATCTCCCACCACAATCTCAAGGTCCAGGATACCCCGCAACTCTTGTGTTGGATGAGGTTATTGTTGAAGACCCTGGAATCAACTATAGATGTGGAGAAGATCAACTGACTATAACTCCAAATAATGGTGCAGAACTTGATTATGATTGTGATGCTTTTGGTAGGATTAGATCTGTCAAAGTATTAAATCCTGGAGTTGGTTTTAACACCTATCCACTGATTACGATGCCATCAGAGACTGGTATTAATGCAAGATTTAGACCAGTCTTCCGTGTTCTTAGAGACCCAATAGCGGTAGACGTTCCACAAGATAGATTGATACAAGTTACTGACTTGGTTGGACTAAAACAGACGGGATATGTTGATGGTAGAGCATATTATGGTGCAGTATACTATGATGAAGGTGTAGCATATGCTGGATACTACAAGACTGCTGGACCTCAGATACAAGTCTATGCAACTCTGAAAGAAAGCATCGACGCTCAAGTTACTATACCTCCAAGTGCTATTCAGAGATCTGGTACTGATATTAGGAGTAATGATCCTCGTCTCAATATTCCTGGAACTCCTGAGTCTACTTCTGAACAATAATAACTGAGTTAAATAGTACTATGTTGACCT